TTTACAGAAAACCCGTACACCAAGAGCAAGAATCAATGGATGCTGGCAGACCAATCTACAAAGAGTTTGATTTTGTACATATTTGCGTAGCTGGCGATACCCTCACCGAAATCGACACTTTTGCACTTCAGCAACATAAGACCCGTTTCCCTATCCAATGGGCAAACTACATGAATAGACAGGGTGCAAACGATGAAGAAGTAGTCGGAACTCCTGTATCAGAATGGCCTTTGGTATCAAAAAGCCAAGCTGAAGAACTACGGGCAATGAAGTTCTACACGGTCGAATCCATTGCAAATGCTTCAGATCAGCAGTTACAGCGTATGGGTATGGCGGCAGGAATGTCACCTTATTCATTCCGTGACAAGGCAAAGGCATTTTTAAATCTAGCTACAAGTTCAGCAGAAACAGATAAGCGTGAGCAAGAAATTAACGCTTTGAAAGAAGAACTTGCCAAAAAAGACTTAGAAACTGCTAAAATGAAGCAAGAAACAGATGCGAAGCTGGCTCAGATGCAAGATCAAATGGCCGCTATACTTGCCGCTGTTGGTGAAAAGAAACCCCGTAAACGCAAAGCGGAAGCCACAGAGGAAGCCTAATATGTCATCAACAATGCTTGAATTAGTCCAGCAAGTTACCGCTGAACTTAACCTAGCCGTGCCTACTTATGTAGCAGGGAACACGAACCAAGATGTGCAACAGATTCTTGCGTTAATGAACCGTGCTGGATATGACTTAATCAAGGAACACGATTGGCAAGCATTGGAACTGGAATATCGTTTCTATACAAATGCAATAACCACGACCTGTGATACTACGAATGGGACTTATTTACTTAATAACATTCCAAGTACCACAGGGCTGGACAGCAATTATTCAATCGTTGGCACAAATGTTCCGCAAGATACCTATGTTGACGAAGTTATTAACTCAACCAGTTTAACTACTACCCAGCTATCTTCCGCAACATCTGTTGGTGGATCAGTCACATTCAGCCGTACTATTTACCCCCTGCCGCCTGACTACGAAACCATTACCGATAACACTCATTGGGATAAAACTAAACATTGGCAAATGCTAGGCCCTGTTGACGCACAGCAATGGCAATGGCTTAAATCAGGTTATATTTCAACAGGCCCACGAGTTCGTTGGAGAATTTTGGGTAACAAGTTTGAGATATGGCCACCATACAACACCCAAGAATATTTAGGTTTTGAGTACCGTTCTAAAGGTTGGGTAAGAAGTTCTACCGATGCTGTAAAGAACAGCTTTACTGTTGATAGCGATACATCCGTATTAGATGACGCAATTATCGTATTGTTGACTAAACTTAAATACTTCCAAATCAAGTCATTTGACACTACTGCATTGCAACAAGATTACACTCGTTATTTGAGCATTGCTAAAGCTAACGATAAAGGCTCTGCAACCCTGTCATTTGCACCTGCTCCAAGTGCTGTGCTCATTGGCTGGGCAAATATTCCTGATACTGGCTACGGTAGCTAATCATGGCTGTTCCTAAGAAGTTTACAGCTACTACTACTTCACTAGCTTCCCCAATTGGGGGCTGGAACGCTAGAGATTCATTAGCTGAAATGCAACCGCTAGATGCGGTGCAGTTAATTAATTTCTTTCCCACCCCTACCGATGTAACCCTTAGAAAAGGTTATTCAAAGGCTTCTATTGGTATTACAGGTAATGTAGAAACCCTAATGAATTACGCAGGGTATGACGGTACAAACACTCTGTTTGCCGTTGCTAACGGGGTAATTTACAACGCATCCACTTCTACTGCAACTTCTGTATTTACTGGTTTAACTAACAGTAAATTTCAGCATTGCATGATTAGTACCGATGGTGGCAATTTTATTATTGCCGTAAACGGACAAGATGCCGCCATGATTTATGACGGTACACGCTGGTATAAGATGGCTACCACAACAACTGCCCAAACTATTAGCACTATTACAAGGGGTGGCTCGGGTAACTTAACAGCTACAGTAACTACTTCAGCACCACATGGACTTGCAACCAGTAACCGTGTATCCATCTCAGGTGCTACCGAAGCTAATTACAACGGTACTTATGCTATTACCGTAACGGGTGCTTCAACCTTTACCTACACAATGGCTACCGCACCAGCGGCTAATGCTACCGTAGTTGGAACTTATACCGTTTTAGGCATTACAGGCGTTAACAGCAATGTTTTCGTCAATGTCAATATGTGCCAAAACAGACTGTTTTTTGTGCAAAAAGACAGCATGACATTTTGGTATCTACCTGTGGAATCTATTGGTGGTGCGGCATTAGATTTTCCATTAGGATCGGTAGCCCGTTCAGGCGGTTATTTGCAAGCAATGGGTACTTGGACACTTGATGCTGGTTATGGCGTTGATGATTTATCCGCTTTTGTTACCAGCATGGGTGAAGTCATGGTTTACAAGGGTACAAATCCTAGTGATTCTAATGCTTGGTCTGAAGTCGGTGTATGGCAGATGGGTCAAACCTTTGCTAGACGCTGTTTTTATAAGTTTGGTGGTGATCTGTTATTGCTAACCCAAGACGGACTTGTACCAATGTCTGCGGCTTTGCAATCTTCCCGATTAGACCCAAGAATTAACCTTACAGACAAAATTTATTACGCAGTAAGTCAAGCGGCTACTGTTTTTTATGCTGAATTTGGTTGGCAGATCAATTATTTTGCTAGTGAAAATATGCTGATTTTAAATATTCCTACTGGTATAGGATTTGAGCAGTATGTAATGCACACAATTACAAAATCTTGGGCTAGATTTACAGGAATTAACGCACTTTGCTGGGAAGTATCAGGCAACAATAAGATTTACTTTGGTGCAAATGGCTATGTTGGCGAGTTTTATTCAACATCTTCTGATAACGGTAGCAATATTGTTGCAACTGCACAACAAGCCTACAGTTATTTTGACAGCCGTGGTCAACTTAAACGCTTCACGCTAGTACGCCCTATCCTACAGACCGATAATGGCATACCGACTGTTTTATGCGGTATTAGCACCGATTTTGATACCCAACCATTAACTAATCAAATAGCATTCAATCCAGCTACATTAGATGTTGGTGTTTGGGATACAGCTAAGTGGGATGATGCTAATTGGGGTGGAACTTTAACCACTACAAAATTTTGGCAAGGGGTCACAGGAACAGGGTTTGCTGGGTCAATTAATTTGAATGTGGCATCGCAAGGTATTGAGTTTCATTGGGCATCAACCGATTATGTAATGGAACGAGGTGGCGTACTGTAATGCTATGTTTTGATAAAGACTTATTAGGGCCATTTATAGCCCAAAAGTTAAACATGGTATGGACACCTGAAAATTCAAGCACAATTGGATGGGTAACAGATGAAATAGAATCAGTAGTTTGGTATGAGGATTTTAATAAAAGGTCAGTAACTTGCCATATTTATCTTGAAAAAGGGCTAAATAAGCAATATTTACATACCATTTTTGATTATCCTTTTGTACAATTAGGGGTAGATAAGATTATTGCCCCAGTAGTTAGCAGTAACGACAAGTCGGTAGAATTTGTTAAGAAATTGGGGTTTGAGGAACAAGCACGATTACTTGATGTTTTTCCTACTGGAGATTTGTTGTTTTTTGTAATGTCAAAAGACAAATGTAGATTTTTAGGAGAAAGATATGGGAAAGTCAGCTGTTGCTCCACCAACACCAGACTATGTAGCGGCCGCTAAAGAAACTGCGGCAGGAAACCTTGAAGCGGCAAGAGCCGCTACAGCCGCAAACCGTGTAAATCAATACACGCCTTATGGCTCACTTGAATATAAAGTTTCAGGCGAAGATCCTTATGGAAACCCTACTTGGTCTGCAACGCAATCTCTTGCTCCTGAACAACAACAGCTTTTAAATTACCAAAATCAAACCAGTTTAGGTCTTGGTGAATTAACTGGTAAAGGGTTGGGTTATGTCAACACTATGCTTGATAAACCTTTTGATACAAGCCAATTGCCAACTACAGGGTTCAACCCTAGTCAGTCTTATCAAGATGCTTATATGCAAAGACTTCAACCTCAAATTCAACAGAGTCGTGAAGCATTAAACACTCAGTTAGCTAATTCGGGTATACCCGTAGGTTCAGAAGCATATAAGCGAGCAATGCAAGCTCAAGGAATGAAAGAAAATGACTTGCTGGCGGCCGCAACTACTCAAGGTTTTGGTATCGGTCAACAAGCCCGTCAATCTGCCTTGCAAGAACAAGCCTATTTGCGTAACGAACCACTTAATACATTAAGTGCTGTTAGAACTGGAGCACAAGTACAAGGCCCTAGTTTTGTAAACTCTGCCCAACAAGCAAATACTGCTGGGCCTGATATTTTGGGTGCAACGCAAATGGGTTATAACGCCCAAATGAGTGCGGCTAACGCTCAAAATGCCGCAAGTAATGCAATGACACAAGGTTTATTTAGTCTTGCTGGTGCTGGAGCAATGAAATATTCTGATATTCGCACTAAAGAAAACATTGAAATTATTGGTGTAGCTGAAAACGGTTTAACTGTGTACAAGTACGAATACAAGCCTGAATTTAAAGACCACGAATTAGCTGGTTCAGGCGTTCATTACGGCTACATGGCTCAAGAAATAGAGCAAGTTTATCCTCACGCAGTTAAAACCTTAGATGACGGCTATAAAGTCGTAGATTACGGACTACTATGAATCCCTATATTTTACCTCAACAACAAATGCAAGATGTAAGCGGACTGCAACCTGTATTTGCAAACTTTGGTCAACAACAAGCCAATCAGCAGGCGGCACTTGCACAGCAAAATCAGTTAATGAACCAAGCTGGGCAATCTCAGGGCAGTAGTATGAACCCTTTGGCTATGGCGGCATTGTTGCGTGATAAAGACCCAAATAAAAAACCTGCACCTGTATATGATAAAAGTGAAATGATGCCTGAAATGCCACAGTATGCAGATCCAGCTTATAACCAAGCAGGATATTAATTATGGCCGCTGATATTGGAACATTAACTCCCGAACAAATGTTGCAACAGCAACAGATTTTACGCCAGCAAAAGATGGCTGAAATGTTGATGCAACAAGGTATGCAACAACCACAAGGTCAAATGGTCAGTGGTCGTTATGTTGCCCCTAGCATATTTCAAAATTTAGCTGGTTTAGCCAATACTTATGTTGGTCAAAAAGGTATTGAAAAAGCCGAACAAGCACAAATTGATTTGGCTAAAGCTATTCGCAATCAAGAAGGTGTTGCTTTGGCTGATTACATGGGTCAATTACAGGGCAAACCTGCTGTACCTGAAAAAGTTACTGAATTGGCTGGCCCATACACAACCGACATTCCTAAACCTGTTGCCACTATTGCTGGCAGACCTGCCATTGAAGCTAATCCAATGTTAGCTAACATGAACGCATTACAGAATCCAAATTCACCTGCGTTTTTAAGACAACTTGCAATGAAAAAGATTACGGAAGGCCCTGAAGGGTTTATTTTGCCTGAAGGTGCAAATCGTGTTGAAAGACAACCTGATGGAAGTTTCAAAGTAGTTGCGTCAGGCGGAGATAAAACAAGCCCTGAATATAGAAATTATTTAATAGCAAAAGATGATCCAATTAATCCATTTAAAGGTGGATTTACAGATTATCAAACAATGCTTAAAAAAGCAGGTGCAACTAGCATTAATATGCCTTCAGGCGAAGAAAGAAAAGCTGGTTTTATGTCGTCTATTCTAGACAGAAACATTTTACAAATGCAAAACGCTTTAGGTGTTGATCCAAGAGCAATTAAACCAAATGTGCCAGCAAGCGTTGTTGAAGCAATTACAGGCCCTAATTTATTGTCTAGAGGAATGAAACCTGAACAGCGTCAAATTGTAGAAGATTCCCAATTAGATGTTCTTGATGCGGCTTTAACATTGCGTACAGGTGCGGCATATACAAAAGAACAGTTAAATGCAATGCGTGATACTTATTTCCCCGTGTTAAATGATAAACCACCTGCTATTGCGGCTAAAAAACAGCGTTTAGAAACTTTGTTAGAAGGTGCTTATATTGCGGCAGGAAGAGCAACTCCACCAAGAGTTTCAGCCCCACCCCCACCCCCACCACCAGCACCAAACAACTCTATTGCCCCTCAACAAACAAATCTACCTAAACCAGCAGGGCCTAGATTTATAGGATTTGAAACGCCATTTACAGGAAATCAATAATGCCAATAGCACGATTTGAAATGCCTGATGGTCGTATTGCTAGATTTGAAGTAGCAGAAGGCACTACGCCTGAGCAAGCCCAAGCAATGATTGCCGAACAAATGGCAACAACAGCATCGCCAATGTCTTTTGGTGAAACTGGTGGCGGTGCGGCTACAGGTAGACCAATTAATCGTGGACAAAGGAATGTATTAGCAGAGCCTAGACCTTTGGAATCGGCTTTAGCTGGAATGACAAAATCTGCTATTGATCCAATGTTGGCTGGAGCACAATTAGCTACAGGTAATGCACCAAGAATTAATGAATTGGTACAAAGACTTGCAAAAGAGGGTGGCGAGTATCAAGAAGCAAACCCAATTTCTTATGGTACTGGTCGTGTAGCTGGTGCAGTATTACCTGCTGTTGGAATGAGCAGAGCAATTGGGGTAATTCCTAGTTTTGGTAAAAATCCTTATGTTTCAGGTGCAGTTATTGGTGCTGGTACTGGAGCAGTATCAGGTGCTTTACAGCCAATAGAAGGTGGTCAAACTGGGTCTGAATTGTATGAAGAAGCAGGTAGAAATGCCCGTACTGGTGCGTTAATTGGTGCTCCTGTCGGTGCTGTTGCTCCTGTTGTTGGTCAAGTAATTGATAAAGGTTACAGGGCTGGTAAAGCCATTGTTGAGCCATTCCTTGAATCAGGTAAAGAAAGAATACTTGGTAGATTTTTGCGTGAAATGGCAGGCGGTGAAGAAGCTAAAGCGATGCGTAATTTAGCTAATGTTCAAGAGTTTGTAGCTGGTTCTCAGCCTACTGCCGCACAAGCCGCAGGAGTTCCAAGTCTAGCCGCTTTAGAGCGTACAGCTATTGCTACTAGCCCTGTTGCTGGTAACTTAATGGCACAACGACAAGCACAAAATGCTCAAGCACAAGCTAACGCATTGCGTAATATTGCCCCTGAATCAAGAACTTCTAAATATGTAAATTTTAGAGAGCAGGTTGCAGATGATCTTTATTCGGATGCTTTAAAACCATTAAATCTAGGAAAACTAGATGATGAAATGACAAACGAAATTAAAGGTTTAATAACAAGACCTGCTATTAAAAACGCTATGGATAAAGCTAAAGAAAATGCCGCTAACAGAGGTGTTGATATTGGTGATCCATCGGGATCTATGCGTGGTTTGCATGAAACTAAAATGGCATTAGATGAAGAAATTAACACTTTAAAAGCCATATTAGAAAAATCAGGCCCTAAAGGTGCTAAGAGTGCAAAATTAGACAGCTTGCAAAATGCCAAATCTAATCTTCTTAATTTTATGGAAGATGTTAGCCCAACATATAAGACTGCTAGGATTAATTACGAGCGTTTATCTAAACCTATTGAACAGCTTGAAAGCATTGCAAAATTGGCTGATAAAGCCATTTCACCTGAAACTGAAAAGATTTACATTGGTCAGTTTTCAAAAGGTTTAAAAGAGCTTAAACAATCAGGACTAGTGTCTGACCGTCAAATTTCACGGCTTGAAGCCATTAAACAAGATTTGGCTAGGGGTAAATTTGCCGATACTGCTGGTAAAGGCGTAGGTTCTGACACCGTTCAAAAGTTGGCTTACACCAATTTAATGAATGAAACTGGTTTACCTATATCTGCTAGTAACAGGCTTGGTAGGGTTATTTATGGTGATGTTAATGAAGAACTTAGAAATAAATTAGCAGAATCAATGCTTTCACCACAAGAAACATTAAGATTAATGCGTTTGGGAGCACAGCCAAAGGTTAGTCCTGACCAAAAGAAACGCAATGATTTAGCTAGACTTTTAACAATACAGGGCGTACAAAATACTGTACAAGGAGCATCAAATGAGTAGAAACGGAACGGGTACATATAGCCTTCCTGCTGGTAATCCAGTAGTAACAGGTACAACTATTAGTTCTACATGGGCTAATAACACCCTTACAGATATTGCTTCTGCCCTTACAGGTTCATTAGCCGCAGATGGACAAACTACCGCTAGTGGTAACCTTAAGATGGGTGCTAATCGAATAACAGGATTAGCTGATGGAATAGCGGCTACCGATGCCGCCACAGTCAATCAACTTGTTGATGGGGCTACTTTTCTATTAAAAGCATCAAATCTGTCAGATGTTGCCAATGCTACAACGGCTAGAGGTAATTTAACTGCCGCCAAATCAGGTGCTAACTCAGATATTACTTCTTTAACTGGTTTAACAACCCCTTTGACCGTAGCACAAGGTGGTACAGGTTCGGCTACATTAACAGCAAACAATGTTTTGCTTGGTAACGGAACTTCTGCACCTCAAGTTGTTGCCCCAAGCTCATCAGGAAATGTATTAACTTCAAATGGAACTACTTGGGTATCTTCTGCTCCTAGTGGTGGGGCTAATGGAGCAACAGGTCAAGTATTTACATCTAGCGGAACATTCACTATTCCTGCTGGAATCACCAAACTTAAAGTTACGGTAGTTGGTGGTGGCGGATCAGGTGGTGGCGGTGGATCACAGACCTATATGGCTGGTGGTGGTGCTGGATCAGGCGGTGTTGCAATTAGTTACCTAACAGGCTTAACGCCAGCAAATACTATTGGGGTAACTGTTGGTACTGGTAATACTTCAGGTGGTTCAGGTACAGGGCCTACTAACGGTGGTGCTGGTGGTGCTTCTTCTATTCAATCAGGTACTCAGTCCATTACTACTGTAACTGCCAATGGCGGTTCGGGTGGTGCAACAACCAATACCAATGGAGCTATTAGTGCTGGTGGTGCTGGCGGTACTGCAACAAACGGCACAATCAATATTACAGGTCAAAAAGGTGCTAACGGCAATGGTTGGGATGCTGGCGGTACAACTATAACAATGGGTGGTATGGGCGGTAGCACAATATTAGGTGCTGGTGGCTCTACAACCGTTGCAACTCAAGGAACTCCGCAAACAGCTTCTGCTGGTGTTGGATATGGTTCAGGCGGTGCTGGTGCTTCTTCAGGCGGTGGTGCTGTAACTACTGGTGCTAGTGGTGCAGACGGCATTGTTATTTTTGAATGGTAAGAATATGTCTTTTGAAATCGACCCCGTTAAATATGGCCAACTTTGGGAAAAGGTTGACCAACTTACCGCCAAAGTAGATAAGCTAGAAGAAGGCATGGAAGAACTGCTCGCACTAGCCAATAAAGGTCGGGGTGGATTTTGGGTTGGAATGATGGTCGTATCTGGCATCAGTTCCATTGTTGGCTTTATAGCACACTACTTCACAAGTAAATGATGTGGCAGACCCATTCGGATTATCTGAAGGTGTCAAAGGCCTTACAGGAAGCCTTGAAGCAAGTAGAACCGCAAGCAAAGGCTTATCTCAGTCTATTGAAAACATACAGCGAGATGGCCTTGATGTTGCTAACAAACAAGCCCAAGAAAGATTAAGGGCTAGGCGAGAAGCAGAGTTTAGAAAAGAAAAAGCATTAATTAAGGCTTTAGAGCATTGGAAGCATAAGAAGCAAATAAGTGACGAAGAGGCGGATTTAAAGATTAAGTTCGTTAAGGCACACGGTGCAAAAGAGTGGGAAGCAGTTTTAAAAATTAAACTGGATATTGAGAATATGCAACGCAAAGACAATGAAGAATACCAGCACGATTTAAAGGCAGTAAGACGGGTGCAAATGTATTGCTTTGCTTTGGCGGCTGTAATTGCGTGGTATTTAACTTGGGGTATTAAATAATGTTTCCTATATCAGCACTATTAAGCATTGGCGGCAAGATACTAGATAAAGTATTTCCTGATCCTGCACAGGCCGAGCAAGCCAAACTCAAATTGCTAGAAATGCAACAAAATGGCGAATTAGCCCAAATTAACGCTGATATTGCAGAGCAACAAGAACTTACTAAGCGTCAACAAGCGGATATGGCTAGTGATAGCTGGTTATCTAAAAACATTCGCCCCATGACCTTAATATTTATTTTGGTGTTTTATGTGGTATTTGCCATGATGAGTGCTGGCGGTATTGAAACAAACCAAAAGTATGTAGAACTGCTAGGCCAATGGGGGATGCTAATTATGTCCTTTTACTTTGGCGGCAGAACTCTTGAGAAGATTATTGACATGAAAAATAAGAATGAATCTAAGTCCTAATTTCACGCTAGAAGAACTCACACACACCGATCACCGTCAGTTTGATAATATCCCTAACGAATCTGAAAGAGCCAACCTAGAGCGTTTAGCGGCTTTCCTAGAGCAAGTTAAAACGGTACTAGGTGGCAAGCCAATTATTGTTAATTCAGCGTTTCGTTCAAAGCAAGTAAATGATGCAGTAGGATCAAAAGATACATCACAGCATCGGATTGGTTGTGCGGCAGACATCCGTGTACCAAGCATGACCCCCGATGAAGTCGTTAAGGCTGTGATTGCATCGGGGATAGGATATGACCAACTTATTCGAGAATTTGACCGCTGGACACATATTAGTGTTCCTAGTGTTGCTGGGGGTAATCCTCGCAGACAGTCCTTAATTATAGATAAAGCTGGAACTAGGGTTTACGCTTGATTCGTTGTGGTAGCTTACCTTGCGAACTCTAAACTGAAATAAGCCTTCATGCTCGGGATATTCTTTAGCAAACTTTCTAGCGTAGTGACTAATCCAGCCGTCATCAATCTTAAAATCACCCGTGTTGCCTATTGCCGTTTCCCAACGCACCCTATGAAACACGCATTTAGCTGAAAAGTATTGGCGTTTTGCCGCAACTTGTAATGAGAACTTTTTAAACATTTCCCATATATCAGGGTGCTGGGCATCATAAATTTCAAAGTTTTCTTTAGTCCATTTATTGTTCATATTGGGTAACCCACGGTTAAGTAGTTAACGCCAAACACTACAAAACAGATAAACAAAGCCATCAGACCGCCTAAAATAAATTCTCTCATGTCAATCTCCTAGTGAAATATTTTGTAGCGTGGGTTACAGGTAACTTCTACAGGTACATCACTCATAATGCCGTTGATCCTACGCTTGGCTGTAATAACTACAGGGCGTGTACCAGCTTCTTCACACTCTGTAATGCCTAGTATGACTTGAGCACGGCTCATGTGAAAAGCCTGTTTATCAGTTTCAAGGCTGACATTAGGTGGTTCAAAAGAACTACAGGCGGCTAGGGCTAATGGGGCTAAAAGTAATAGATATTTCATATTAATCCTTGATAAAAAAGTGTTTTGGGTAACCGTTGCAATAATCGTCAGACTTCCATTCTTCAATTTGGGCTAACGCATCTTCATAAGTTTTAGCCCAGCTTGATAACTGACCGTGCGGTGTAATTTGTTTTACTGAAAATGATGTGCCAAATGACGGCTCAATTTCGTATGTTGCCAAGCCGTTAAAAAAATCTTCTGCATGGGCGTATGCTGTGTGTGCTCCAGCATCTTCATTAGCAATACGGCTGTTGCGTTGTGCTGTAGTTTCTCTCATTTAAATCTCCTTTTTCTATTTCACTCGCCAATCGAGTAATGCTAGTTTAGTTAAGCCATCTTAACAATGCAAGGATTATTTTAGAATAAAAACCCTTAGTTGCAAAAAAGATACAGGGCAGTATTTGGCAGTTGCTAGCTGTTAGGTGGAAAGCCGCAAAAACCCTAACTTACTGCATCCTACTATGGCGGCTTAACGCCCTAAAAAAGTTGGGGTACTCACAATCCTGTATGTGAAGCATTTTTGCTTTCCCCCGTTCCCGTGAAGGATTAAAGATTGTTCTTGATCTGATAGACCCGTAACAAATGCTGGAAGCACTCCCAACTCTTTTGAAGCTGGGGTTCTTCTACTTCTATCAATTTTACTTGATTAGTCGTTCCATTGACAAATACGATGGCACACCGTGCAGAAGGCAAAGATAGTCCTTCACGGTAGGCCGCTAACTGCATTTCATGTTCAAAATATACATCAACTTTATCAAGGTCGGTGTCTTTTGTTTTGAAGTCCACAATGAACCCAGTACCGTTGCCGTTAACTGGTTTAGCCATCAAATCGCACTTGCCACCGTACCCTAGATGATGCCCAAAAGAACGCTCTGCAAGCCACGGCTGGTCACCAAAGGTTTCCTTTAGTACCCTGTCAATCTCATCAAGGTAAGCTGGTTTTTCAGGCAAATACATCTGCTCAAAGTAACCTTCAATAACCGCATGAATCGCAGTACCCCGTTCTGCCGCTTCCCTGCCTGTAGCTTTACTATCTTGCATTACACGCTTTAGCCATTCATCTTCTGATTCCTGTAGCCCTCTAGGAAGCGTTAATGCGGCTAAGAGGACTTGTTGCTGTTTCCATGTATCAAGGCCTGCTTTTGATAGCTGTCCGTTAATTGTCGTAACACTTGGCAAAAGTCCAAGTTTCCGTGCGTCCCTGAGAGTGGTTGGTCTTTCTCCTGTCTTGCCCTCAGTAACATATGCTGGTTGACCATCTTTAGTGTACCAATGGCCATTTGGTTCTACCTTTTCTTTAACTATCATTTTGAGTTTATTTCTTTGTGCCGTTGTTTATGGCAAGGCTGACACAACCAATTGACCATAAGGGGTTTGTCGTAATCTTCATGGTGTGCAAGACTGTTTTCGTTTCCGCATCTTTCACAATTTTTACGGATAAGTTCGCCTGATCTAATGGCTCTAGAAACGGTACTATGGCATTGACTTCTCCTTTTATCTTCTTGCCGCCAAGCCTTAGTAACTGCAATGTTTGCCTTTTGCCTATTAGGATTTTTTGCACGATCTCTGTCATATTGACGCACCTTTTCAATGTTATTTATTCTATGTTCTGATACATCATTTTTTGTACATTGTTTGCATTTATTAAGATGCCCGTCAGCCATTGCTGGGTGTTTATAAAAATCCGTTAATGGTCTGACGGTATTACATTTAAAACAAGTTTTCATGGCTTACTCCTTTACGCCATTATACCCATTTTAAATTAAAAAGGAATATCCGATAAATCATCATCTTCAATCTTAGGTGTTTCAGCGTCCCTAGCTTTTTGACCACGCCATTCAGACGATTCGGTAATCTTCTCCTTGTAATACTTTGGCAAGCTGTCGTACTTAGATTGGTCAAATTCGGCTAACCAAAAATGCAAGCAAGGGTTGATACCTTGTGGCTGGGCGTTACGCAAGGCAGACGGTACAGGGCTAATACCGCTGATATTGGCGTACTTGCCATCTTCTGAGTGGGTAATATTGACCATACAGAACTTATCTAATAGGTTACGCAAATCAAACTTCTTGCGATCTTCTGCGGTCATTTTTTTGTTAGACCATGATTCTAGGTCTTGACGCAATCTAGCTTGGTCACCAAGACTAACTGTATAACGCTTAGACACAATCAAAGGTTTACCGTCATCTGTCTTTAATGGTTGGTCTTGATCGTCATTGCCGTGCAATTCCCAAGTCAATACAACCTTGTGCATGATCTTGGTTTCGCCAGCCCATTCTGTAGCTTGGTGTCCTAAGTCAATGACCGAGTACAAACGAGCCATGTGTAACCCTGCTGGGGCTATTTTAAATTCTTTACTGTTATCTGAAATAATCATTGTTTGCTCCTAAAAATAGTTGAAAAGTCATTAAAGACTGCTTGTAAAACGGGGTTTTTTCTTACTGGTGCAGGTAAGCCACACGCATAGCGTAGGTCACCAATCTCATCTGCTGTAATAAATACCCCATCTTCGAGGTCTTTAAAGATGCGTTCCAAATGTTGTTGGAAGCTGTGAAAGTCTTGATCTTGCTCACTCATACGAGTTCTCCTTAATTAACACGGCATATACCGTACTTAGATATTAAGCTAACTTAAAACATAAAGCAACAGTTTATTTGCAATTTGTTGTAAAAATGTTAAGATAGCTTATGGAAAAAATATCATCAACAGCAATGATTAAACTTTTAGGTGGTTGCACACGGGTATCTAAGATGGT